AATTCTATGAGAATAATTATTTATTGATATTATATTTATGAATTTTGATTGAACATAATTTATTATTTTATTTTTGTGATTCTATGAAAATTATAATATTATATTATTTTTTGTAAATTATTATAAGAATATATATGAGACTAAATTATAATTAAAAAAAATGAAATTTAATTATTTAAAATATACATTGTAAATATAATAAATATGAGTTCTGCAGAATTGGATATTAATATTAAATTGAAATCATTTGAACCATATAATGGTATAAAAAGAGGAAAATTACATTTAGAATTATCGGGGAAAGATTGTAATTTGGAATTTGTAAATGCATTGGGGAAAATAGCAATGAAAAGAATACCAAATTATGCGTATGCGAAAGAACTAATACAAATACAAAAAATCAATCCAGAAACAGGATTTCATGATTCAGTGCCATTTAATTATGATATGATAAGAAATAGAATTAAAAATACCCCGGTGGCAGGAGTTGATCCAGGTATCGCATATTTACATGAAAGATATTGGCAGAATGTTTTATATTTAGATGCAAAAAGAGAAAAACACGAAGTTGAAAAAAGCATTGAAGCAAATATTAACATTGAAAATACAACAGATGATATAATACATATAACAACAAATGATATGAAAATATATGTAAATAATGAATTACAACAAATATACAATACAGAATATCCATTTTTGATAATAAGTTTAAAACCACAAGAAGCATTTAAATGCAGTATGAAAGCAGTTTTAGGAGTTGGATTAAATGATCCATGTTGGAATTCAGCAGGTAATTATTGGTATGACCAAACAAATGATAATAAAATAGATTTCTTTGTTGAAGGTAATTTATGTTTTGACGAATATAAATTAATAAGTAGAGCAATTGAATATTATAAATTAAGAACAAAATTATTAAAAGATGAAATAAATAGACAATATTTATTAGAAAAAACAAAAAAAGAACATTTTGAAGTAAAAATTATAAATGAGGACCATACATTTGGACAAATAATTAATTATGAATTACAGCATCACAAAAATATAAAAATATCAAGTTTAAAAAAACCAAGTTTATTAGTTAGAGAAATTATTTTAGAAATAATAGTTTCACCAGATAATAAAAATTCAATGATAAATTATATAATGGAATCTTTTGATAATTTATTAAAAAAAATAGATGTTTTTGAAAATAAATATAATAAATTATTGAATAAAAAAAATTGAATTTTTAAAGTTTAAATAATTAATTTATTAATATATAAATATGTCAGTTAATACTAATACTAATAACGCAAGTTATGGAATTCATTGTGTTTCAAATATTGAACGAGACAATTTAAATTTTGATGAATTCTCACAACAAAAACAAAATGTTATTCATGAATTAAAAGAATTATCTAAATATATTAATAAAGAACAACAAGAACAACAAGAACAACAAGAACAAGAAGAACAAGAAGAACAAGAAGAACAAGAAGAACAAGAAGAACAAGAAGAACAAGAAGAACAAGAAGAACAAGAAGAATATGAAGAAATATACGAGGATAATGATAAAGAATATTATAATCACGACAATAATAATATAATACTTACATCACTTGTAATTAGTATGATTATATTAGAAACAATAAATATAGGATTTAATTTATATAATTACTTTAATAAATAAGATTGAATATTAGTATCAGAACAATTTTTTATATCATAATACATTATTTTTGAACGGTCAATAAATAATGAACATAATAAATTAATATCAATTTCTTTTAATTTTTTATAAACGATAGATACATTTAAAGATAATTTATCATTATCAAAAAAAGAATTAACATCATATTTGTCATTAAAAGATATATATTCTTTATGTAAAATATATAGTATCTTTTTATAAGACGGAGGAGTAGAAAAATAAAGATTACTATTTTTTTTATTTCGCGTAAGATGATAAATGTCTAATATTTCTTTACTAATCGTATTAAAAGCGGCATTAATTCTATCAATAAGATCATCATTAATTATAAAATTATTTAACATATTTAGAAAAATATTAAGTTTATTATTTTGATAAAGATATAAATGAGCTATAGGGGGAGAAAATTTATTGGGTAAATAATCAAGTAAATTATTAAGAAGTGAGGTATTGAAAGAAATATAAATTTCATTGGGTAATTTTACAACAAAACCCAAATAATATAATTTTTTAAGTAATTTATTTTTATTGTCAAGCTCAATTATTTTATAATATAATTCATCAAAACAGGAAACATGATAATAAATAATATTTGTAAATTCATCAGTAATATTATTATTTTCATGAATTGTATATTTATAAGTTTTTTTTAATAATATTAATTCTTCATTATTATTATTTTGTGCTAATATAATTTTGCGTAATCGTGTATCATTTAACATTAAATGATAACATAAATTATTATCTAACGTTAATATTGTATTTTTTAAAGATGAAAATAATATGGGATGTATATTTTTATCTAATAAATAAATTTGATAATTCATACTAAAATACCAAATATTATTACACGAGAATAAAACAATATATGAACCACTATATTTACACATTATTGATAATCCATAATTGTTATTTATAATATTTTCTACATATTTATTTGTATTTTTAATTATTTTTGGAACAACAAATAATAATTTATAAATATTGTTATTATTTTCATAAACAAAATATTTTATTTTATTGTAAATATTATTAAGATAATCAGAACAAATTATAACATTTGGATTAATATTTTGGGTAGTTATAATTAGAAAATTATTAGAATTATATATACTAAATAATTTATATTTAGCAATTAGATTACTCAAAGTAGTATTCGTTAAAATATCCATAAATAGAATAAATAAAATGATTATAATAATAATATCACAACTGAAATATATATAATTTTAATCTATTACAATAATAGAAGAATATTATAATGTCAGTAAATAAGATTGATGATTTAATAGAAAATGTAATAAATGATTTTTATATTAACATTATTAAAAAAGATATAGACTTAAAAAAAATCTATAATGAAACTAATTTTATAAAATCACAAAATATTATAAATGATATTCTTGAAAATTATTTTAAAACTATTCCAGATGATGTTTATAAACAAATTGTAAAAAAAGATGATAGTATTATATATATTCATGAAATTGTAAAAAAATATATTACTATTTATTTATTGCTCACAATTGGTATGAATTATAAAGGTAATGACGATACATATATAAATAATATTATTGAAATTATGAGAAATCAAAAAGATTACAGTTTTAAAGTAGATAATTTATTTAATTCGGAGGGTTCATCATTAATAATTAAATTATATTATATGGGAAAAAATATCTTAAAATTATATGATGATACATCAAAAAGTAAAAAAGAAATAAATAAAAGTGATAATTATGGAGATGAAACATTAAAATTATTAGATACATTTGATAAAGAGACAATTGATAATTTTTTTAGTTTTAAGAAATTAGACAAAGATATAAATCAATTATACAATAATATTATTTTCTTTTTAATTGTTTTGTCAGAATATAAAACAAAAGATAAAAAAAAATTATATAATATAGTCGAACAAACTGAAATTAGTAAAGGAGAATATATATTTATTGACATTGTAGAACCAGTTAGCGAAGTTATTAATTTTACAAATATTGAGAATATTTTAAATAAAAATGAATTGCAAAAGGGTTTAGCATATGATATTTGGGAATATTTATCAAATATTCAAAATTCACAAATGGAACAAAATTTTAAAATGACACTTGATGATAAAATTAATATATTATTTAATTCTGGATTAGTAATGCCCATTATTGATGATTTTATGTTATACAATAAAAATGCAGAATTATATGAAAATAAAACAGATGATATTAAGAAAAAAGATGACACAAAAATGAAATATATTTTAAATAAAATAGAATTAACAAGTGAATTATACAATCACAAGCACGATGAAAAAACAAAAGAAAAAATTATGAAAAATTTTTCATCACAATTATTATTTAGAAAAGCAATTATAAGAAATAATTTTGAAGAATATAAAATTATTAATAAATTATTAAATCAAGGAAAAAGAAACACTGAAAATGAATATTTATTAAATGATATTATTAATTATAGAAAATATATTTTTATAAATTTCAAAGATATTGAAAAAATAGGATTTTCAAATAATTTTTCAAAAACTGTCACATCCGTTCGTGCAGTTAATTTTGATACTAAAGAATTTAAACAAAATAATTCAAATAATTTATTGCAAATTCGCGTTGGTTCAAAAGATACATCATGCAATATTATAGGATTATTTTTACCATCTAAAGCGGTTCAATGTATTAGATTAATTGAAACAATCAATGTTAAAGAAATGGATAAAACAAAACACAATGGATATCTTAATTTTGTTTCATGTTTAAAGCAAAATATATTTCAAAATAAAATAAATAAAAAATCTATTTATTGGATATTTGATGAAAATGATAATAATCCTAATAATATTAATAATAATAATAATAATAATAATAATACTAATAATACAGCTTTAACAAATGAGAATGTAAAATTAATAATTGCAGAAATTTATGACATATTAGTTAAAGAAATATATTATGAAATTATTAATGATATTGAATCATATAATAAAACAAAAAAAATACAAATTGATGAAATTTATAATTTATTAAAAATAATTGAAACTAAATTAAATATTCCAATTGATGATAATATTCGCAAAGATATTGAGACATATTTATTTACAAAATTTATTCAACCTTTTGATAAAAAAGTAGATAGAGATAACGAACATATGATAGAAAGTAATATAATAAGAGGCATAGAAGGAGATATAATTAAATTGCCACAATATAATGAAATGAAAGATGAAAAAATAAATAAAGCAGTAATTGATTTATCATTTGTTGATACATCTGGAAAAGTAATAATTAAAGAATTAATAAATGGAGTATGTCAGCATAATATTACATGGGAGAATATAAAACAACAAAGAAGTAATTATTCATTATATTTATCACAATTATATGCTTTTATACAACAATATGTTATTTTAGATACAAATGATGATTATATATGTAAAAGTTGCGGACATTACATGGATATTAATAGATATGTAAATGAGGGCTATTACGATCCATTAAAAGGTTATATAACATATTCAATGCCGATGGATGTATTATTAGAAGATATCCCTGAATATTCAAATTTACAATTTACATTAAAAATAATGGATAAAAATGTAGAAAAAATAGCATCTGCAGTTGGAATATCATATTATACTGGAAATAATGTTCAAATTAAATGGAGAAGAAAAGATATTATTAAAAATTCAATAGATATGATTAATGAAAATTATAAATATTTTACAAAAATGTGGAAAGATTATAATGATAATAAAACTCGTCTTTATGGGGTTTCATATAATACATCAAGTTTATTTATTTTCACAATAGATGATAACATTTATAAAACATCATCAAAAGATAAAGACCAAGAAAAATATAAAATTCTTAAAAAGAATAATATTATTGCGTATATTTTAATTTTCTTAATGTTTGAATTAAATAATTCACAAATTATGAATTTTACAATTGATAAAGTAAAATTATGTGATATTAAAATATTTGATACAGTATATGAAAAACTTTTTTACGGTTTGAGAATAAAAAAAAATAATACAAATGAAACACTTGATATTACTCAATACAAAATATTATGCTACATGTTATATATAATTTCATGTAAAATAATAAAATATAGATTGTGGCAGATTGATGCTGAGCTTATAGAAAAAAATAAAAATATACAAAAATTATTACCATTAATACAAAAATATATTATACATACATGCGTTGATATAATAAATGCAACTTTAATTAATTCATATCAGCCCGGGTGCTCATATAAATATGAAATATTTAGAGTTAAATTTTACGAGAAAATGGAGAAATTATTCAAAGATAATGAATTATATAATATTTTATTAAATAATAATACACGTTATACAAATATTAGCAAAAAATTAAGCATAAAAGAAAATAAAATATTACCAAAAATATATACACCAACTGAAAGAAAAAAAATAATTCCGCCAAAAATAATTCCAAATATTTATACACTTTCAATGAGAAAATTAATGGGTGTATCAAATTTCAGTAATTGTTCAAATGGTGATTTTCATAATTGGACTTTCATAAATAATACAGAAGGTTTTAAATGTAAATTATGTGATATTTTTATGAAAGATATTGAGAATAATATAAATGAAAACAAACAAATTATTTCTAAATATATGTTAGTAAATTATGCTAAACTTATATGTATTAATGATGGTAAGTTACATGAATATCAAGAAAATTCAAAAAAAGAAATGCAATGTAATAAATGTGATAATAAAATAACTCATGTATATAATGAAAATGAAATTAAAATAATTGAAAAATATATTACTGACAATCAAAAAATAAATAATATTCAAAATGAGAATATTATTAATTATAATAAACAATATCAACAAAAAGAAGAAGATAATATTAAAACTATAAATAATATTGTTAATAATACTGAAAATAATATTAATAATGATGGCAATAATATTGATAAAAAAATTAATGAATTAATTAAATTAATTCAAAGTTTTATAAGTAATGATATTAAAACATTAGACGGAAACACAAAATTATTTGAAAATGTATATATTATAGATCATAGTCACATTGGAAAAACACTTGAAACGCCAATTATAATTAATAGCAATGAAAACATAAAATATAAAAAATCACATCCTTTTTTTAATACAGATGTTTTATATTATACAAATAATACCGGATCGCGGATTGATGTATTTTATAATAGTATTACTAATAAATTAATAGGATATAAAGAAGCATCAAAAGATTATGTTCTTATTAATTCTGAAAAAACATTAAAAATAAATACATCAATATTTAATTTGATTAAATATTTAGGATATGCAGGAACACATATTAATTCTAACAATTATAAATTTCATGATAAAATAACAATGAAAGAAATTATTGATTATATAAATATTGAAAGAAATGAAAATTTAAAAAAACCATAATTAATTTTAAATACAATTATTAATAAAATTATTTATTTCAATGAAAAAAAAAAGAATAAAAATACAGATAATAATGATGATGAATTAGAATATACTTTTTTTGATAATAATATTCGCAATATCGTTATTAAATATTCAAATATTAAAAATAAAATTAATTTAGAAAATAAAAATAACAAATTTTTTAATAATTGGAATAAAATAGTTGATGGTGTATTTTATCAAATTAATAAAAATGAAAAATATGAAGATACAAGTAATATTTTAAATGTTGATAATATTATGAAATATGATAAAAAAACATATTATTTAGTTTATTATATGTGTGATGAATTAATAAAATTAATTAATATGAATGATGATAAATTCACTAAAATTACTATTTGTAATATCATTGTAGATTGTATAATACATATTTCAGCTATTTTTAATAAAGATGAAATAAACAGTAACTCAGAAACAATTAAATTTTCATACGTGTTAAATTCAACTGTATATGCTAAAGAAATGGTGCAAGATATTATTGATAAAACTGATGGTGGATTTTATGAAGAATATATTGATACAAGTAAAGATATGGATGAAAAAGAATTACAAAATAATATAGATGATGATATAGAACAAAGCGAAGCCTTAGATGTAGATATAGATGTAGATGATAATGGTGACGCAGATGATGAAAATATAATTGATATGATTGATGATTAATTAAATTTTATTATATATTAGAATTATATAATAAAATGTTTGAAATATTTGTTATTATTATAATGAGTATATTAATTTATGTTTTTATACAAAAAAAGAAAAATAATAAAATTCATCATAAAAAGAAAATTTATAAAAAAAAAATAATTTCTAAAAATATTATTAATAATGATGAAATTCAAAAGCCAAATATAAATAGTGATTTAATTGAGATTCAATATCATGTCGATTATAGTGATACAATTACTGCAATTAATAATTTAACGCCACAAAAAGAATTATTTAATTTAGCCTTTTTACCAGTTCAATCATCTAAACCAGATGACGATACAATAAATCAACTTGTATCTATATTTATTACATCATTAAATGATGAAATAAAAAAAACTCCACAATTTCTCAATGTAAATTCAGGATGGAATAATATGAATATGAGATTACGTGAAAAAACTAATCAAGAATTACAATTCGAAAGTCTCGGTATCCCATCTAAATTATATAATACTCCCGCAGAAAAAAGTAATGTAATATTATTAAGAATTGATAAAGCAGAACAATTTAATACAAATACTCAAGTTCGCATTGAAGTGCATATTATTATCCAAAAACAAGAAATGAATGTGAAAGACCAAATGGTTTTAATGGTTCAATTTTTTATGGAGAAAGAAAATAATTCTACTGATAATTTCTTTACACAAAAATTAACTTATGATAGTTTTAAAACAAGTGTTCTTATTGAACGAATCTTTATTGTAGGATTTTTAACTAATAAATCAATTTTAAAAACAAAAATAGAAAAATTTTATGAATATGATGATATATTGCGTCAAGATGGAACAATGAATCAAGAAAAAGTTTTAAAAATGATGATACAAAAACACAAAGACCGTGACGAAGCTTTAAATTCTTTTACTCAAACATTAGACAATGATACAAAAACAACACATTTTGAAGATGACGCCAAAATGTATGATGAAACAAGAACTATTATTGATGATTATATTGACAAGTATCCAGTTTATGAATAAATATTAATTGTTATATTTTAATAATAAATCAATAATAACAATAACAAGCCTATCAAAATGTATAATTACACGTCTGCCTCTTAATAAATTATATTCTATATTTGCTAAATTTATTATTATATGAATTTTACATATTTCATTTATTTTATTATTATTAACAAGATAATTTAACATTTCAGTAAAAATTTGTATTCCATCAAATTGTGTAATCCATGTTTTATAAAATTCATTTCTTATTTC